TTCGTTAAGCCATCCGGCCTCGACAATGACCACTATGTCTACCCCCTTGTACCTCTCTCTCGCCTCCTTGATAAAGTCAATCAAGGAAGGGAAGGGGAGGCTTGTTAATATTATCTGTCTCGTGGAAGGAGACAGTACGCATACACCGGATTTATCTATGTCCGGGTCAACGGCTATCACCAATTCGTATCTTTTCTTTCCCATGGATTCCTCCTTTCTTTATCGTTTATTAGTAAGAATATGGCCAAGATCACTGCTATAAGTCCGAGTATCGCGGTGATAAGGTATATGGCCATTGTCAAGTGATCTAAATCTTGTATTGTTCCCATGATTATATGTTTGTTATTCGTGATGGTAGCGGGACTCGAACCCGCAATGCTTGGCAATCTGCACGTCTTTTGCGTCGAACAGGAGTGATTAGTTTTAACGGTGCCCTGTTTTCATAACACCAACCAAGTCTACGAAGCGTTGTCAGCGTCTACCAATTCCGCCATACCACCGTGTTTGCCCCGCATATCCTCACGGACGGCGGGGAACTAAGCTAAATCAAATACTATGGAAAACTCACTCTATATTAATATCAAATCTCTAACTCCTCGATTAATAGCTGCCCGCATCCCATGAACCATACTTGGGACTCCGGAGATTTCTGGAGCAAGGCGATCTCTATCGCGGCCTCCTTGAACTTGCTCTTGTCATGCCCGGCCTTTTGCCGGATGAAGGATTGCGTCCTAGTTATAAGATCCCCGTCCCCTTCCTTGGGATCACGGGTTATGATATCCTTGCACTCTCTCATCTTATCCTCTATTGATTTAGAGGTGTCAGACAATGATTTCTCTATCTCTTTTTTATCAATGTCAACAACTCTCTTATTGACATCCGCGTTGAACGGGAATACGTCCATGATCATTGTCTCCGAGACAGAGGCGATGGTGTAATCCGCCATTGTCCCCTTCATGCCTTCTTCTAGCACGGTTATGGCCTCTTTTAGATTAGAGGCTTGGGCTAACATGGTAGCGGCGGTTTTCTTTTCCGCTCCGCTCTTCTCGTCCAACGTGATAAAATAAACCTTGATCTTATAGAACCGATCACCATTCTCGTTGAAGAATAATTCGGATAAACGAGCTCGTTTGATGTCTGTTACCGTGAACTCACCCGTGATGAAGGGGCGGATCTCCTCGGTAATGCGAGCTTCCGCCTCCGTAAAAGACAGGGCGTCTACCAAGTAAGGCTCGGTTACTTTTTTCTGCGTGCCATTTTCCAGCATTTTCTCGTAAGAGACCTTACATTCAAACCAATTTGTCATAACTTATTAATAATTAATACCATATTTCTTTCTTTCGTATTGTGGTACATACCCCTTACAAGGGGTGTTTCCCACAAATAAGACCGATTCAGGCCTTACAGTTTCCCCATCTTTTTTAGACGGGTATGTCCAATGCTTCTGCCGTTGATGGCAAAGGCAATGTCTTTTAGAACATGCCTCATTGAGGCAGAATATCAGTTCTTTCATCTTGGATTATTTTCTCGAGTTTCTTTAGATCCTTTTTGGCTAATCTTACGGTATCAGCTATCCTTGGTCTTCCCTTGGAATCCACGTGTTCTAGGATAACTGATAGATGGCGGGACAGTGTTTTAATGAAAGACTCGGATAGCTGGTACCTTTTAACCATGGCCGTTATTTTTTATAAAAACCTTGGAACCTCACGATACCTAGATACTCGGGAGATTTCATTAGTCCGTCCCCCATGCCGCCCAACGTCTCGGCTCCCGGCTCGTCAAGGACAACCTTGGAGTCAATCTCCTTAGGTACACGGAAGCATATCTGTACGGGGAAATTCACCTTAGCGTCTCCCGTGATCACGTTAACCGACGCTCTTTGCGTAGCTGCCATGATCCGGAACCCAAGCGATCGTCCCTTTTGTAGCAACATCTTCAGATTCTCCTCCAATGACTTTTCACGACCGACCGTGCGTAGTTCCATTTTAGGCTCGAGGAACCCGAAGGCGTTCTTTCGCTGGCCAACCTCGACCATTTCCTTTATGTCAAGTTCCGTTCCCGATCGGGAGGACGCTACCGCGTCGGCGAACTCATCGAACACCACCAGCGTTTTCCATGATGCCCTCGATTTAGCCCTTTCCTGCATATCCTGTACGAGCTCTTTCATCTTGGCCTCTATTTCTTCTATATCATTATAGACCTTTATGTATTTCTCGGAGGAATAATTACAGAACTCGTATTTCGGATCGAAAATTACGATGTCCCGGATACCGGCTAAGCGGGCGTATTCTATCGTGGATATGATACACACGGATTTACCGCTACCGGTAGCTCCGCAAATCAAGGCGTGAGGCGTGGAGTTGTTATCGAGATCCCACACCACGAGCCTTCCGAAGTTATCCGTTCCTATGGGAATCCTCATGCCGTCGATATACTTCTTGTCCCAGTACAAGGACTTGGTTCTTTTCTTCGGTGATTCTATGGAGAGGTAGGATTTTCCCTCATACACCATAAGCTCGTTACCCATCCTTATGGATGGCACGTCCAGCGCGTTCGCTATGTCTAGCTTGTATTTCATCACTGTCGTGATCTTTGTCCCAGCGGATACCTCTAGCAGATACGTGTCTGACGAGTACCCGTTAATCTCCTTGGCCACGTTCACGATCACCCCGAATGTCCGTAGGATATGCTCTATTTTCTCGCTGTTTGTCATATTACTATTGGATAAATCATATTGAATGAATGAGGAAGCGTTCCTCTTGAACTCGGATATTACCTTGGGGTTTACCGATCCAAGGGAAGCGTCCCGTATTTTTTTCTGTCTCTTCGATATCAATTCCTTCTTTGACTCGGGCACGTTGAAATCATCGACCTCCGCTATCAGCGTCTTGGCCCAGAAATTATAAAGCTCGGCCCTGTCCACGAAGTTGTCGCTATCGTTGATCATGTACACGTAATCCGGATCGGACACGGCCTCTATCATCCTTTTTAGCGGCTCGTACAATATGGCCTCGTAAAGCTTCCTCGTGTCGTTATCGAGATTGATCACGAATTTCTTCAACTGGGAGGAGCCGTCCTTGTTTTTCGAGATCTTGTTCTCCACGAACCATACCTCGTCAACATTCTCCCCGAAGCGGGACTCATAGCACTTGACGTAGGTCATTGCCTGTTTCCCGCAGATAAACGTTAGCTCCTCGTCATCGGTGAACTTGGCCCTTGACTTATGGTCTATGATGACCGTCCGACCGCTTTCCGTCCTTATCGCCAAGTCTAGCCTAGCGTGGCAGGGTAGGGGGATGTCCACCCCGTTTATCGTTACCCATTCCTCGCACCTTGATTCCACGGCGATTATCTCCTTGATACCGGAAAGATAGATATCCTTCTCCCCGTAGAAGTTATTGATAAGCCTCGTGGCGTTCTTGGTGGCCTCGATCTTGCATTCCTCTACGGTAGGTGTCGTTTTCTGTATCTTCCAATCATTCGGGTGTACCTCCTCTATGTATGAGAACGCTACCCTCTCCATTTCCGTGATCGGTATTATCTGCCCCTTGCGCTGTAGCTCCATGAAGAAATACTCCAAGGCCGAATGATAGGCGTTACCCGCTACCGTGCTGGAGGATGATCTGGATCTTTCCCGGTAAATCTCCCGTTTCTCGAACTCCTTCTCGTTCCGGGAGAAAGAGGCTACCTTGCTGTAACTCCAAGAGTCAATAAGGTAGTTTGATAAATGCTCCTCCAGCTCAGCGTTGGTATAGGATGAGTACTTGTTCATGGCATGTCCTCTTTGTTTTTGCCCTTAGACTGTCTCATCGCCTCCTTTTTTTGATCGACATCTTTCTTTGTCTCACGAATTGGAAGGATTAGATCGTTTACCGTGGTATCCCCATCCTTTAACGCTTGTATGATCCCGATCAGCATGGCGATCTCGTCGGGGCCTATCTGATTGCTGGTCTGTTTGCCGCATAGCTTAATGACCTCCTCTTCCGTTATGGCGTATTCGTTCTTGAACTTGTTGATGATATTAGTTCTCGTTTTTAATATCTTGTCAGCGTCGGATAGATCCCCCGTGATGAATTTTTGGGCGGCTTGATAGACCCTGTCCACTATGGCCTTGGGGATAACGGCGAATACGGAATTGCGATAAGCTATGGAGTTGGCGGCGTTTCCCGTTACGGTAATCATGTCGTCTGAGTAACGTTTCCCCTTGCTATCCACTATGCTCCTGCGAACCTCGAACGCGGACGCTACGTTTGTCTCCAGATCCCAGCATGTACCCCTGCTGATGATCTGCTTGTCCGTTATCTGGATAACCTTGGCCTCAGTCCTGATATTACCCCAATTGGATACGATTATCTTGGCGAGGTGTACGGATGGCCCAGTAATAGGTTTCCCTCCTCTTGGCAAGGCATAACTGCATGACCTTGCCGTGTCTTGATTCATCGTGGCCATTACCACGGAATTATCAATACTCCTTCTGATATCCCTAGGATATCTTTTCGCGGTCGCAACTTGTGAGTCCACGTTTGCTCTCTCAACCGCATCTACCTGTAAAATTTGTACTTCATGGCTTTCTACTGGAAGTACCTCGTAACTGCTTGATTCCATGATTATTTATTTTGAATGATTTTCTTTACCAATATAAAGTGCTGGTTTCCCAATCTCGTTGATACCGATCGTCCTCGGATTCTGTTTCCTCCTCCCCGTCGTACTCCGGTTCGCCGTCGGGGTCTTTGATGTAGATGTCTCTCATATATCTTGATTTGTAGGCCTCCGGGAGTCGAACCCGGCCATCCCCATGTTAGGGGCGCTCTACCGATAAGCTAAGGCCTTGAATTTATTCGATCTCGATAATCTCGAATTTTCCTTTCTTTATATATATCTTATGATTGTAGTAATCTTTGACTATTCCATGATCGGAAACTGTATTTATGTTCCCAGTGCAATCCTCAACATATGAGTTATCGTAAGCCTTGACCGTGGCAAAGCCGCAAGCCTTGACCGT